CAAAGTTGTGTTAGATCCAACCGGCATGCCCCTTCATGGTGCATGTGCAGAACACGTCGCTGTTATAAGGCAGTTTTGTTACTTGTTTTACAAGTACGAGCTACCTTATACGGCTGAGCAGGAACAAGCAGTTATCTCGCGTTTCGTTTCTACGGAACACGAGTTGCTGCCTCTACATGATCAGTTTGCGGCATTGTCCGCAGCTGCGCTATCGCGTTCACATCTGCCCGTCTCACGACGTTCAGATAAGGTCACGATAGTACGCAAGGCTCGCATATTGCTTGAAAAAGCATTTGCTGGCCTTGACCTCACTGATATTGTCCCTCGACACGGACCCGGGTCTGTTGCTACCAAGCAACAGCTTTGGGATAAGTATCGTTGGACTAATATCAGCAGTCGCATCACAAAAGTGTTTCCTTTAGATGCATATTTCTATGCATCTCTAGGGCACGTTTGTGACGCTTATCGGGATATGGCAACCATATCCGATAAGGATCTTCCGGCTCGAGTTATACTCGTACCGAAGGATTCGCGTGGGCCTCGTCTTATATCTTGCGAACCCGTTGATTTTCAATGGATTCAACAAGGTATCATGACGAAGCTAGTGGAGCACTTGGAGACTATACCTCTTACGAAGTATAATCTTCATTTCACAGACCAAGGACCGAATCAGAGAGGTGCCCTTTTGGGTTCTCTCCGAGGAAGGTATGCGACCTTAGACCTCAACGAGGCCTCTGATCGCATTTCGCTTGGTCTGGTTCGCTTGCTCTTCCCTCCTCACATATGTGAGGTTTTGGAAGCGGCAAGAAGCACAGCCACAGTGTTGCCTTGTGGGGATCGTTTAGCTCTAAACAAGTTTGCGCCAATGGGATCAGCAATTTGCTTTCCTATTCTCGCACTCTGTGTTTGGGCGATCCTGACAGCAGCCACTGACGATGAGGATACTATTGATAGTATCCTCGTGTATGGAGACGATGTGATTGTCCCAACGCGCTACGCGCTGAATGCAATCGAACAACTGGAGTCATTTGGTTTAAAGGTAAACCGTGACAAGAGTTGCATCAGAGGATTCTTTCGAGAATCGTGCGGCGTCGACGCCTTTAAAGGCGCTAACGTCACACCTGTTCGTTTCCGAACAGTCTGGTCATCAGTCCCAACGCCCGACTCTTATTGTTCATGGGTGGCTTACGCCAATTCCATGTATGATAAGAGGTACTACACGTTATACGATACCATAGTTTTACGGTTAAACCGTTTATATGGCCGTATTCCAAGTGAAGACATGAATTTATCATGTCCTAGCTTGCGTGAGGTACCTGAGTCAATGCGTCCCAACAAAAGTCGCACGAACTCCCGCTTACAAAAGCGTGAGTATCTTGTGAGAGTTGTTGAGTCACCACGTATCACCAAACACTTGCCCGGGTGGCTTAAGCTACTAAGATTCTTTACAGAATCTGGTCGCCTTCGCCCTCTGGACAAGCAATGGGATCGTCATAGCAAGGAGACATTATTGACGTCTCCCTTCTCAGTCAGTCAATACACACGGCGGCGTACTAGCATGCTAGTACGCCGCTGGCGTTGACCCCTCTGTCCGCCAGTGCCGAGAGGCACTGTGACAGAACCCCCCCG